ACCGTTGTAGCAAGCCGAGGATTCGAACCTCGCTGACGCTTCGCATTTGTGCGCCTTGCACCCCCCATCGGGGACTCGCTATGTGTTTATGATGCCAGTATCATATCAATGCCATCCGACAAATCTCTGCTTCGTCGCGCATCCATCTCCACAGCACCAGCCATCTTCTTGGCGAACCATTGGTGAAACTGCTTCTCCTCATCCCCGAAGCATCCATACGTCTGGTTACGTAGGGTGACTCGGTTGCCGTTCGAATCGTAGGCTACGAGGTATGCAATCGTACTGCATACACCTGATGAGTGGCTGATTTGATGACGGTATTCGATAGTAACCGTTGCTCCGTTCGGGGCTACAGTCATCACTGAGTCGTGACGGTCAGGAGTCATGCCAGTGACGATGAATTTATCCCAAGAAGTCAGGAAGTCAGTAAGTGTGGGTAATGCCATGTCGTTGAAATTTTTCAGTTAATTAAGAGTGGTTAAGTAATATATATCTCTCAATTACATTGAGATATATATTACTAAACCTCTCTAAACATCCCAGCTCAGAACGGCAGTTCCTCTGCTGATTCAAAGTAGTGATGTTTCGCCTTGTCTAAATACATAAAGGCATCTATATCCCTACCCTGTGCCCACGCGGCCAGCCCCATCTTCGCGTAGTTGGTGCATTGTACGCACCGAATCGCCTTCCCACGGCGAATCCAACTCTCAAAAGTGCTACGTATTACTGTATCTCGTTCCATTTCATTTATCGTTTTGGTATTCATATGCTCGGTCTGCTTCCTCCATGATGTCGTACTCGACCACGTCATCGTCATCACTCGGGTAATCGTACCCTTCACGCCAGTTTGTATTCATTGTCATTTGTATTAGTGCATTACTAGTCCCACCTTGCCTGAATCGTTGAACCATTTCGTAGCCATCACGTCCGACTTCATCGCATTAACGTATCCAGATTCGTTTAGTGAATCCTCGGTATCGAAGATTCGTGCATGGCGGTGTTTGTCGTAGTCGATGAGATCGTCACGCCTTCCACCCTCGCTGTATATAATATCGTAGTTGGATGGCATAGCTCTGTTAAGGAACAGCGGAATAGATTTCGTGTATGAGTAGAATCGAACGTGCGGTAAGGCTTTGGCGATTTCAACCCACTTGTCTATGTACTTATCTGAATAGTAGTCACCTGAATCGTGTACTCTCAAAATGTCAACTCGTTTCTCTCTGATTTCTGCAATCATATCACTCACGAATGAGTCTGATTTAGTTGCCTTGTAGCGGTATTGAAAAGCTGGGGCTACGTTACTCCATACATATGCGCCTTTCTGAGCATAGCAGAACTTTGCACATTCACCCGCAAAGGGGCATGTTCGTTTGCCGTCCGAATCTTGAAAGGCGGGTATACCGAAGTTGAAGACACGGAGTCCGATTAGGTCGCTCGTTCTCTTGAGTTTGGTGTTTTGGGTGATGAGATGTGGCATTGAATTGAATTGAATGATTAAGAGTGTCTAAGTAATATATATCTCTCACTTACAGTGAGATATATATTACTAAGACTCTCTAAAGGGTTTCCATCATTGTAGTCGTGTTAGAAAGTGTTGGTCTACGGGTATATCCTCGATGCTGTCCGCCCAAATCTCGTACTCTTCAAGCAGTTCCTCGGCGGTCTTGTCGAAGTTGTATCCCTCATCTCGCATATCCGCCCACCGCACCGCAGCACGTAGGGTTTCGATGCCGTGGTCAAACCGTGGCTTTGGGGTTAGGTCAAACCCAGTTCCCTTGAAAGCATCTTCGAGGATTCTTGTGTTGCCGCCGTCAGCCTTCATGTATGCGTCGATCAACGCGCACTCGAATCCGCCCGCCTTCTTCCGCCGTTCGTACAGCGCATCAATGTGCTTTTGTGTTTTCATTTGATTGGGGTTTCGAAGTTTGGTACGCCCAAGGTGTATCCGTCACGTGAATCGTGAAGGATAAGCATTGGATGGATGTCGATTGGATTGTTATCGCCCCACAAATCAATGCCTTCTCCAATCACACCTCTCTCTTGTAGGTATGAGTACGCTTGTGTAAGGATGTTTCCTGTTGCATAGTCGTAGGGTATGAACTTGGTTACGTTGTTTCGTTCGTCCTTGATTCGCACCCTTGCTCCACGTGTATTCGTGGGGCCATAGAACTGGATGTGTAAGGAACGTAGACGGGGAATGGAATTGTTGAACATAGGATTGATTTTATTGGTATGCTGGGCAAGGTGAAGATTTCGCACGGTGTTGCAAGTACGAAGTGTCTTGCATGCTTGACGTGACCGTGCATGAGGATAGAAGGATTGCAATCGCTGTCAAGTAGACAATACTCAACACGATAGGCAGTGTGTATGGGTGTGGCTTTTTCATTTGATTTCTTTTAATGGGCCTTGGTTGCCGCGCTTTAGGATGTAACCTTGAATTAGCATCTTATCGATCGCGAGCGCAGACGCACTTGCTACGTCTACGCCCTTGTCAAGGTCTTTACCAAACTGGCTGAGGATTTTCGTGTACTCGTTCATTTTACTTTTGATTTGAATTCTACAATAACTTCTTGAATGCTCCGCAAGGCATCATACTGCTTCGTAAGACGCTCTACGTCCGCATTGGCGTCCGCTATCACCTGTTCGTACTCGGCGATGGACTTCCTCGTGAAGGCTAATAACTCTTTGTATTCAGAACAGTGATTGTTGAACTGAATTTCTGCACTCGATTGCACACGGTTTTGATTTGACATTGAATTGAATTTTGGGATGGAACTTCGATTTGATTAAGAGTGTCTAAGTAATATATATCTCTCACTTATAGTGAGATATATATTACTAAGACTCTCTAAAGGGTTTGGATTATTGATTGGCCTGACGTAGCTCTTCTCGAGTACGTAAGTACGCTTGCTCTGGTGTCTCACCCTCGTGGATGACCAAAGAATTCGCGAGCCTCGGTTTGGATGATTTCTCGTATGCCTTTACTTCCGATCGGATGTACGTGGCGGATACGTGCTGACGGTACTGGCGGATGCACAGACGCTCTGAAGAATTGGCTCGCATACGAGCTTTTTTTGCAAGTAGATTCATGTGGACTGAATTGAAATTGTTACTGACTCCCCGAAGGGAGTTTCGGCTATTGAAGCCTCATCAGAGTAACTGAAAAACAAGGTCTTATGAACCTTGCTGTTGCTTGATGACTTCTAACAACTGAGCCTTAGTCATCTTAGACAGACCCTTTGCAGTAGTGGTCTTATTCTTTGATTGAGTCTTGACAACTTCGAGAGCCTCTACTTCAGCAGTCAACTGAGCCAAGAGTCGAAGGGCAAGAGCCTTTTTCTCTTTTGTAGTGTAGTACTTTGCTTTGTTAACAGCAGATTTAGTAGCAGCGAGAAGAGTGGTGGTGTTGGACTTAGCCATGGTTTTTGGGGTTTAAGATGTTGTAATTAATAAAAGAAGATTCACAAGTGAATCATCTTCTTTTATTAATACAACTTCTAATAGGGTCGGTGGATGGTCAGGGTTGAGTACAACTTGTTGTACTCATATAGGGGGTGGTGATTGTCCCTCGGCGGCCTATAAGAGCCAACTTGGTTGACAGGAAAGACCACGTATATGCGGACTTCTACCGTGTACACAGCGTACGGCACAAACACAGCAGTTGTTGTAGCTGTACAAAAAAGCTGAAAGTTTGTGCAAAATCTTGCATACGTACGGTAGACAGATATCATAAGTGCGTTCGGGGGCATACGCGCTAGCGGCTGTACATATATATAATCCCCCAGATCTGTATTTCTCACATTTTTTTCAGTCCCGCTACCTTTTTCGCCATTTTCCGCCGTTTTTTCTGCGGCTGCGCGATTCTTTCCCAGAAATCTGCCGAAGTGTAATCCTTATGATCCACAGGGGGTTACGCTTCCTCATGTAAACTGATAATTCAGGGTTGTTTTTTAGTTTTTTCTTGGTTAACTTTGACAGAGTAAACGGTTTTTTCAAGAAAATACAACGATTCTTCTTGGTTTTTTTGTATATTCTGTTATTGATTCGACTTTAACGATTTCTTGGTGAACACGGGTCAACTGTGTTCGTGATTTAGGGGTACCCTCGCAGCAATGCGGGGGTATTTTTATGTCCTATATTTGTTTTCAAAATATCTCATGGCACTTTCTGTAACAATACAAGAGGAATTCATCCTAAACGGTAACGATAGGAGCAATACCCACACCAAAACGTACACTGTAACGCAGTTGCACCACCGTACGTATGACATTACAACCGCAGAGTCTAGTGTTTTGCTTTTTGGCTCTGCAAATGCAGCTGGCACATTAAAAAATGGTGATCTACAGTATTTAAGGATTACAAACCTTGACAATAGCGCTACAGTTACCCTTCGTATTCGTGATACGGCGCAAGAGTACTTCGTAAAGCTAAACGCAGGTGGATCGTACATACTTACAGAAGATCAACTCGACGCTGACGCTACAGGAGCTGAAGAATCGGTATCGCTTGCTCAAATAACTAAGATATCTGCCGTGGCTTCAAGCGGCACTGTTGCTTTAGAAGTATACGCAGCGGCTACGTAACCCACGCATTATGCCTGATCATAAAAAAAATTACATATCGCTTTACAACCTTCTCAAGAGAACGGCAGAAAGGAGAAAGGAAAAAGAGTCTGCCCGACTTGCTAGAAAGCAAATGGCAGATCCCGATAGATACGGAAATGTAGATGATGCCCTTCGTATGGATAAAGAAGAGGCTAGCAAGCGAGCCCTAGAGGCTGGTGCTGCGAGGGCTGGTGGTGCAGGTGGGGACGACTGGATGGATTCGCCAGGTGTGAAGGAAAGTAATGTGGCTGCTGGAGCTGACCCTGATAAGGCATTCAAGGAAAACATGAAGAATGCGGACATCGATAAAGAGTTGTCTGACCGACTTGAGGCGCTTGCAGCTCTAATTCAAAAACAAAAAGCAAACAAGCGTGAGAGACTAAAGAATAGACAAGAGTTCCTTAAGAATAACGCCTTTTATTTTGGTGATCCAGAAAGAGAAAGTAAAATCAATCGATTCCTTCAGGAGATGAATAGAGATAAGCAAAGAAAGCTTACTGATAAATACGATTTGCGGGGGGTGCGGCCATCTTCTCGCTACAGAACAATAAGGGGTCGCTTCTAGATTATATAAAAACTTTCCCATGCGAATAATATCAACTATCATATTTATGCTGTTTAGATCGCTTGCCTACGGTCAGCCAGATTTAATTGTAGAAGATATGTATGCAGACACCCTCTGCCTAGGAACTAACCCTTACTTCTCTATACACTTTACGGTTACAAACATTGGGGACGATACCTGTGATTATTTCTGTTATGAAAAGAATGGCCTTGAGGTGTGTCCAGATACTTCGTTGTATGATATTTCATTAGACCCTAATGAATCTAGGTACTACTATCTGGGTTGGCTGAATTACGACGGCTTTGGCGATCCGTACACTATTGAGATAGTTAATGCAGAAAATGAGTTAGAGACATCAAACAACTCTACTACGATCATTGTGCCAGACGCCCATGAGTGTTATGAGATACTAGATGTTGACTTGTCGTTAGACACTGTCCTGTATACATCAGGGTGCGATGAGTATGGTCCGTATCTAGACCCGCAAATACACATTACTAATCTTGGGCTTGACGACATAACAGAATTTTGCATTAAGTTCCAGGTGCTAGGTCAAAGCAATGACACAGTTTGTTTCGAAGCTCAGAGCTATCTCCCCCTTGAGTATGGAGAAAGCGCTATTCAATACTGGCCTAGGATATACAATAGCGGAGTGTTGAGTTTGCACTTGCTAGATGTCAATGGGCCATCACCTTTTTCTTGGTTAGATTTTGGTATAGACGAGTGGACATACAACAATACATATGTTGAGGTTCTTCCTGTGCTATCAACTTCTTGGTGTACAGCAGGATGCATTGATGATACCGCATGCAACTATGCTCCAGAGGCTTTCCTAGATGACGGCGGATGTGAATACCCAGAGTTATACTATAATTGTGACGGGGAGTGCGAATATGACACAGATGAGGATGGAATCTGTGATCAGCTTGAGGTGCCTGGATGCACTGATCCAGAAGCAAATAACTACAACCCTGAAGCAACAGACGATGACGGGACGTGTGAGTACACTCCTAGCTCTGTTTGTGAAGTTTACGATGTAAGTAAGTTGAAAGTATATCCCAATCCTTTTAATGATATGATATACGTTTCAACACTTCCTAGATCTATATGCAGGGTAAGAGATTTAAACCACCGCATAGTTATCGAAAACACAAGCTCATCGATTATCGACACATCGCCACTACAGAAAGGCATGTACTTCATCGATTGGATTGTGGATGGTGAAGTAGTTGCATTTAAGAGAATAATAAAAGAATAATATGGAACTTGAAGTAATTAGATTTAATAGTGGCGTAGACTCTACAAATGGTATTTTGTTTGACATTACCGACGGTAGAAAGTTTTTATGCTATACCCTAGAAGATGAGGAGCGCGAGGATAAGGTATTTGCAGAAACATGCATACCGAACGGTACTTATGAAATAAGATTTAGAAAGGTGGGAGGGTTTCACGCAAAATATTCAAATAGGTTCTCCAGCTTTCATAAAGGCATGCTAGAGGTTTGCGACGTACCCAACTTTAAGTACATACTGATTCACTGTGGCAACACGGACGAACACACAGCGGGTTGTTTATTGGTGGGTGACACCCAAGAAAACAACAACATCAAAACCAATGGTTTTATTGGTAAATCTACCCAAGCGTACAAAAGGATTTACCCACCAATTGCAGACGCTTTGGAGCGAGGAGAAAAGGTGGTGATTAATTACTGCGACTTATTGTGCTGCTCTAAGTCGTTGTAAAACCTTTGCACGAATAATCTTGCTTTCTGGGTTAGGGCGTACCTTACCCTATAGTTGTATTTCGTCTCTTCCCTGAAGATGTGGTCTTCATATGTGTCTGAGGGTGTAAGCTTGTCGAAATGCTTATATATGTATCCAGCGTTTACGAGGGGGTAGATATATCTCTTCCCAATGTTTGACTCGCTCACATCAAAGTCTTTACTAGCGTACTTGATGGTGAAGAACTGTAAGTCATACGCCCACAGCAAGAACTCCACCTTGGAGAAATCCATCCCAATAATTTTGGAGTACTTGAGCCTTGACTGCTTCAGGCCCTTCAGGTAATTTTTATTTACATAGACCCGATCTTGTTTCGCAAAATCCCTGAATAAGATTTTTCTTGGTACCTTACTTCTAGGCATATAGATTAAATTTGTTTCAACGCAAACCTATGACAAAAGAGTTTCAATTTCTCATGCATATGCAACGGTTGATGTTTGAAGCAGAAGCATTGGCCAAGAAATATGATGTAGAAGATAGATTTATATCTATTATGTTTGCTGGTCTTATCACCGAGACAATCGGGGGTGAGGCAAAATTGAATGCCATGTACAACATGAACATTCAAGACTTTAATGAACTGCAAGAAATATTAGACTTTATAGATAATGCATATCAGAATGAGACAAGGACAAGTCTCAATGATGATGATTTAAACGACCTGTTAAGTGGGACAGGCATAGAACTAGAGTAAAATGGATGGAGTAATTAGAAAGATTGTCATTGGGAAAGATCCCAAGGACGCAATGGCCTATTACATAGGCATGAGAGCTGGAAGAGGGGAGGTAAGCGCTATCATTTGTGATGAAAGACACCTTCATAAATATGGTAAAATGAGATATTTGATTTACCTTCAGGACAGCGATTCGCAAACCCTTTGGAAAAGCATAGATGACATGCCCTGCATGTTAGAGTTTGACTGCAACTTTTGATATGACAAGGAACGAACTGTATACAACTGGCGGAGAATTTGTTCTTCCAGACGGATCCGACTACATTGGGGGCTATCATGTTCACTTCAGCAGGGGTGCCATGGTAGGATCGTTTCATAAAGTAGAGCCGCACAGTAGGTTGACACCAGTCAATGATTCTGTTAGGATGCTTGTTGAATCAATTATGGAGGAGCTCACAGGTAAACGTACCGTCGGCACTTCATCTTCTCCTCGGGTATCCTCGGGGGGCGCTTCAGGAGGTTACTAAAGACCAACTTAATTTAAATAAATGAAAACATTTAACCTGTTCGTTGTCGAGCTGAATAAGACCGTCAACGACACTATCACAACCAATAGCGGATTAGAACTTTACATAGCTAGTAGATTTAATGAATTTGAAAACAGAGTTACGGAAGGGCCTGTTGTGGCTGTCCCGTTCAAGTACGAAACTGGCGTCGAACCTGGCGACACGCTGTACTTCCATCATCTCGTGGTTATCAACGAAGGCCAGCCACTCACTGGTAATGATAATCACTACCTTGTCAGGTACGATCAAGATCACGCTGTCAATAATCAGGCTATTGCTTTTAAAAGTAGCAGTACTGGCACTATCCACCCTCTTGGCAGTTGGAGCCTTCTTGAACCCGTCGAAGAAGAGAAAGTTCAAGAATCGGAGATTATCGAAGTTGTCAAACTTAGCAAGAAACCAACAACAAGAGGTAGAGTCGCATTTACGTCTTCTGGGATTGAAGAAATAGGTCTTAAGGTAGGGGATGTAGTTGGCTTTAAGAAGAATATGGACTACCGCATCAATATAGACGGCAAGGAGTACTACCGTACTCGTGTCGAAGACCTAATGTATAAAGAGCTCTGATATGTTTAGCAAAGAAGACACTTGGCAGCTCCTGGAGGACGAGGAGTGCTTAACGGCTGACGGATTCGATGACGCCGTTATAGGAATCATATACGGGCTTGAGCCTAAAGCAGTTTACAGCGTAAGAAAAATAGTTGATATACTTATGGAAGATATGAGTTACGAAGATGCTGTTGAGTATTTCGAATATAATATAGCTGGGGCTTACGTTGGAGAGAAGACACCCGTGTACGTTTATGACATACAGGAAGATGTCTAAGTTCACTACAATAAGTGCTGCAAAGCGACTTATGTCTAGTATGGAGGTTGCTATCAATAATATGATTGATGAGATCAAAAAACCTGTTGATCCAGAGATCAACGGTAGTGCGCGTAAAGCTGAACTGCAATCCATAAAGCAGACAGCTACGGATTGTAAAGAACTAATTGTTGAAAGACAGCGATTAGAACAAATGATAAAGGACCTAAACGAAAATGGATCTATCGAACAAACCAGAGACTACAGCGGAGGATTCGCTGAAAGATTCTCAAAGTAAGCCCAGTGGGTTGATTTATTGGGACGATTATAATTTTGATAATCAGTCAGTTACTATAGAACACTTAAATGTAAACTTTAAGCTCTCTTAGCGCAGCATGCCATACAAGAGGAGGAAGGATCAAGCGGCAGCGGCAGCCAAGCACTACAGGAAGAATAAGAAAAAAATTATCTCTAGAAGCTCGGCTAGAAACAAAAGGCAGAAAAAGAAGAACAAAGAATTTGTACACAGAGTAAAAAGAAGATTTAGCTGTGTTGATTGTGGCGAGTCAAATCCTATAGTTCTTGAGTTTGATCATGTGAGGGGAGAAAAAAGAAAAAATATAGCTGACATGGTGGTAAACTATTACAGCATAAAGACAATAAAAGATGAAATGAGAAAGTGTGACATTAGATGTGCTAATTGTCACAGAATAAAACATCAGAAAGAAAAATAAATTAAAATGAAAAGGCTATCTATAAAAATTGAAAAGCACAAGGTTCGAAGAAGGGGAGTTCATTCAAAAACAAAGCACTCTAAAAACAAAGGCTCGAAGAATTACGTAAAAGCGTATGCTGGTCAAGGTAGATAATTACAAAGATGAGGCGGTCTGCATTTGTCCCAACGGTACGCAAGGTGATGTTGTCGAACTCGGCGGGCTACTCATTGTTCTTCCCGTTGCACCGCCCGAGAAGGAGGTTGCGGGATATGAAAGATCAGAAGCTATGCAGATGTGGGAGAGAGTTCCTATGCCCAAAGAGCTGTCTCGGATTAGCTCTATGGATGAGTGGAGCGAAATGCCCAGGGAGTTTAGACAAAAGTTTTCTGCATATATCGAAGAGGAGTTTCGCCGTCGGCGTGAAGGCTTTTGGTTTTACAATAAGGGTAAGCCTACATATATTACAGGGCGTCACTATATGATGCTTCAGTGGACTAAGATTGATATTGGTTATCCTTCTTATCTAAGCTTTCAAAAAGATATCTTTATCCATATGGCGGCCTGCGAGATAGACGACAGGTGTCTAGGTCAGTTATACACGAAGTGTCGTCGTAGTGGATACACTAATATTTGTTCGGCTGTGCTGCTAGACGAAGCTACTCAGGTAAAAGACAAGTTAATGGGTATACAGTCAAAGACTGGTAAGGACGCTCAAGAAAACATATTCATGAAGAAGGTAGTGCAGATGTTTAGGCACTACCCTTTTTTCTTCAAGCCTATTCAAGACGGCACCACAAACCCTCGTATGGAGCTAGCATTTCGCGAGCCGTCCAAGCGTATCACGAAAAACAACAAGACCGCTCAAAAGGGAGAGGCGTTGAACACGGTAATCAATTGGAAGAATACTACCAACAACGCCTATGACGGTGAGAAGTTGCATATCTTGTATTTGGATGAGGCGGGCAAATGGGAGAAACCTACTGATATACGTGATGCCTGGAGGATTCAACGTACGTGCCTAATTGTGGGTAGAAAAATTGTTGGTAAGGCGCTCGTTGGAAGCACGGTAAACCCGATGCCAAAAGGCGGTAAGGAATATAAAAGCCTTTGGGAGGATTCCAGCCCGCTAGAAAGAAACAAAAACGGAAGAACACGTAGTGGACTATATAGATTATTCATCCCAGCCTATGAATCTCTTGAAGGGTTTTTTGATGTTTACGGATATCCAGTCGTTGAAGATCCTGATTCGCCTATTGACAGTCTTGACGGTGATAGCATTCGTATCGGAGCTAAGACGTATCTCAAAAACGAGAGATCATCATTAAAGGACAATGCCTCGGAAATGAACGAGGTCATCCGTCAATTTCCATTTACCTCTGATGAAGCGTTTAGAGACAGTATCGATGGTAGCGTATTTAACATCGGAAAGATATACGAGCAGATAGAGCATAACGATGACCTATTTCCAAATCCTGTAGTTGTAGGAAACTTTGTTTGGAAAGGCGGGGTGAAGGATACTGAAGTAGTTTTTAGCCCAGATCCCATAGGTAAGTTTAAAGTTTCGTGGATGCCACCGCCAGACTTCAGAAACAAGAAGGCAATGGTGCGCGGGAAACGTGTAGCGCCCAATGTAGAAATAGGCTGTGGTGGAGTTGACTCGTATGATTTAGATGCTACAGTAGATGGGAGAGGATCTAAAGGGGCGTTACACCTATACAATAAATTTCATATGGAGCATCCATCTAATATGTTTGTTTTAGAGTATGCGTCTAGACCACCTCTAGCAAAAATATTCTATGAGGATGTATTAATGGCTGCTGTATTCTATGGGTATCCGATATTAATTGAGAACAACAAATACGGGATTGCCAGATATTTTGAATCTAGAGGATACGATGGATACCTTATGGACAGACCACACCATTTAAAAAGCGGAAGTGCTAAAGTAAAAGTAAAAACAAAAGGTATACCGTCTAACTCTCAAGATATTATTCAGTCTCATGCTCACGCGATAGAATCATATATACATGATCACGTTGGTATAAACCATGAGACAGGGGAGATAGGAAAGATGTACTTTAATGAAACTCTAGAAGATTGGATTTCTTATAAGATAGACAACAGAACAAAGTTTGACTTGACAATTAGTTCTGGACTTGCTTTACTCGCTGCACAAAAGGTGAAAAAGAAAAAGGTAAAAAACTTTGACGAACGTCAATTTTTTAGACGATATAAAGTCCTGGGCTAATTTCCTATATTTGTGACATATACTCTTTTGTAAATGAAACAATATAGCGGCAAAAAAAATTTTCCTGATCCACTCGCTTCGCAGGAACAAAAAGAGAGTAGACACTATGGGTTAAGATACGCCAAAGCTATTGAGTCTCAATGGGGCAAGAGGCGAGACAGTAACTCTTTGTTTTCGAAAAGATATCGATTATTTGAAAGAAATCAAGAATATGCGACGGGTGTACAGGATACGAGTATCTACAAAAGACTTTTAAATAATTTAGATCCAAACTCTGGTGACGGTAGTTTGATGAATCTAGATTTTACTCCAGTTCCCATACTGCCGAAGTTTGTTCGAATCGTTGTTAATAAGATTCTAGGGAGAAACCTGTACCCCAATCTTGAAGCCGTTGACCCACTTTCTTCATCTGAAAAAAACAGAGATAAGAAAAGAATCGAAATTATGGTTGCCCTCAAGAAGCAACTCATGGCGTTCCAAGAAAAAACAGGGGCGACTATCGGAATGGACCCTGAGATGATTCCAGACAGTGAGGCAGAAGAAGAGATATTTATCGGGGAGAATGTAAAAAGCGACGCAGAGATCGCTGCACAGGTAGCGACAGACATGACGCTTTCCTGGAATAGTTTTGATGACAATATTTTTAGGAGATGCGTTAACGATTTAGCGACTAATGGTATGGCCGTAGTAAAAAGATCTAACGATCCAAACTATGGAATCAAAACGCATTACGTTGACCCCAAAAACTTCATACATAGCGAAACCCACGATCCTAGCTTTGAGGATATTACGTATGCAGGACACGTAAAAACTATGCCGATCCAAGAGCTTAAAAGAATAGCTAGTGGCGAGCTAGAGGAAGAAGACTTTAAGAAGATCGCGAAAAAAGTTACTGGCAAAACTGGAGGCAACTACAATTACGATGGAGATCTTGGGCGAAATGTGTACGAGTACGATGAATACTCTGTAGATGTCTTGGAGTTTGAGTTCTTGTCAACAGACTGTATGTTCTTTGAAGAGAAAGAAAACAGATTTGGTAATCGCAACTTCTTCTATCAAGGCTTCGAATACAAGGAAAAGGCAGGCAGTGTCTTTGAGCGCAAGCCGCATAAGATGGAGGTTGTTAATGTGTACAGGGGATTTTATGTTTTGGGTACTGACTACTTGTTTAATTACGGTAGGATGCATAATGTCCCAAAGAATATTTATGACATTAGTAAAGCACGAACTTCTTATTCTGTAGTTGCCACAAATCTTACTGATATGATGCCTAAATCAATGGTGTCTAGTTGTATCGGATTTGCAGATATGTTGCAACTCACGCACCTCAAGATTCAGCAAGCTATTGCTAAAGCAAAGCCTGACGGCCTGATCATTGATATTGAGGGACTTGAGAATGTTCAGCTTGGAAAGGGTGGTGAGTTACAACCACTGGACCTACACGATATCTACGAACAAACTGGTGTCTTCTATTACAGAAGCAAGAATCCAGAGGGTGGATTCCAGAATCCGCCTATTCGAGAAATAGGTAATAGTATTAGAAACATTAATGAACTTGTTGGGCTGTACAACCACTATCTAAGAATGATTCGTGATACAACAGGTATCAACGAAGTTGTCGATGCTAGTACGCCAAAGTCTGAAGCCTTAGTGGGGGTTCGTGAACAAGCGATTGCGGCGTCTAACAATGCTACTTACGACATCACAAATGCCTCTATGATTCTTTATAAAAATGTGTGCAATGATATCGTAAAGTGTTTGCAGATCTTACCAGAAGAATCGGTGATCATGGAAGTCTATAAGAATGCTATTGGTCAAACAAACATGAGTATTCTTTCAAGTTTCTCTCGTTTGCCCATGTACAACTTTGGTGTTCAAGTCCAAAAGGATATGGATGATAAAGACCAAGCATATTTAGAGCAAGCTATTCAGATATCTTTAGGTCAGAAAGAAATAGACCTTGAAGACGCTATGGCCATTAGAGAGCTAAAAGATGTAAACCAAGCGGAGCGATTGCTTGTGGTTCGCAGAAAGAAAAAAATAGAGAAGGCTCAAGCCATGGCGATGCAGCAACAGCAGATGCAGGCTCAAATAGCGCAGCAATCTCAAGCCATGCAGATGCAGATGGAGGGCCAGAAGTTGCAGGCTGAAGCGCAGTTAGAGGCTCAAAAGATGCAACTTAAAGCGCAGTTAGAATCTCAGATGGTTGCTATGCGACATGAGTTTAATAAAGAGATAGAGCTTATCAGAGCTAAAGCTACATTGGGATTCAAGGAGACTGACGAGGAGTTTAGAGAGAAAATAGAGGTTTTAAAAGAAGATCGAAAAGACGATAGAGTTAAGAAACAGGCCGTTGAACAATCTAAACTGATCTCTCAAAGAAAAGGTCAAAGAACAGAGCTAAAAGATCAAGAGGGTAACCCTATGAGAAACGTGTTAATGAATATGCAAGATGGCCAATAAAGTAAATTTAGATATATCGGAGCCTTTGGATATCACCTGCAGAAGAGGTGATACGTTTTCGCTGACACTCACTCTAAAGGATTCAAGTGGAACCGCCATTCAGCTCGTGACTTTGGGTTATGAGTTTATTATTGATGTTAAATCAACTTCAAGCAAACGGGTAAACGGCGTAAAGGAAAGACAGACTATCGCGTCTAGCGTGGGCTCTGCCTCTACATCAGACTCTAAGTTTTTAAACACTGCGCAAAAAACTCAACTAACCAATGCATTTGAGTTTACAGACATCACAGATAGCGGAACTGTAAAAGTGTCTGCATCGGCTGACACAATGAAGCAGTTTCCTGTTGGCGTTTTTAGCTACGATATCCAGCAAAAAGTAGACGGTGTCGTCACAACTATTTTGCGTGGCTCATTTACCGTAAACGAAGATATCTCTAGGTAATATGGCTATAACAGTTACAGCAGCATCGGGTAGCACTTCGGTAACAGTTACAGCCCCAGCTTCTAGCTCTGTCACGGTTACAGAAAAAGGCATTAAGGGGGACAAGGGTGATACTGGAGATACAGGAGCCACGGGTGCTACTGGGGCTACAGGTGCAACTGGCCCTGCAGGTCCTACTGGGCCTACAGGTGATACAGGCGCTACAGGTGCTCAGGGGCCACAAGGAATTCAAGGTCCTGCTGGTTCAGATGGCTCAAATGGTTCAAATGGCGCAGCTGCTACAATATCTGTAGGTACAGTTTCTACTGGTTCTGCGGGCAGCTCGGCAACGGTTACTAATTCTGGCAGCTCTTCTTCTGCCGTGTTTGACTTTTCCATTCCTAAAGGAGATACAGGGGCTACGGGAGCCACGGGTGCCGCAGGAGCCACGGGAGCTCAGGGGGCCACGGGTGCCGCAGGAGCCACGGGAGCTCAGGGACCACAAGGCATTCAGGGACCAGCTGGTAATGATGGAGCAGACGGAGGAACTAACATTGTTTTGGACACAAGCCCACAGCTTGGTGGCAACCTTGATGTCAATGGAAATGATATTGTTAGCACTTCTAATGCAGACATTAACATAAAGCCTAATGGCTCTGGTAAGCTTAACATTGATAGCTCATCATCCACAAGCGGAGTTAAAATATCTGATGCTCATGTGGAGCTTAGAAGCGGAACAGGGAACCCAGCTAAGATTGATTTCTACTGTGAAAGCTCGGCAGCGCATAAGGTTACAGTTCAGGCTCCAGCACACAGTGCTTTTACTGGAGATGTGCAGTTTACTTTACCTACATCAAACGGAACTAATGGTCAGGTTCTAAAGACTGATGGGTCAGGCAACTTATCTTATACAAACCAGACATCAGATACAAACACTAACCTTGGGAACACAAACCTAACAGCAGATAACAACAGAAGCTACGATCAAAACGGCAATGACCTGACTATTGATCCTAAAGGAGGAACTTTTTCTGTATCAGACTCTTCTGGCGCCCCCGCTGTTGCTGAAATAGAAGTTGGTTCTGGGACACTGACCCTCATGGGTCTTGAGTACCCTAGTTCTGACGGCAGCAATGGACAAGTGCTTACTACTAACGGCTCAGGAACTCTTTCTTTTACTGCCCCAGGAACGGGGGTTACAACCTTTTTGGCCCTTAATGATACTCCTGCCTCGTTTACCGCGAGCAAGTTTTTGAAGGTAAACTCAGCAGGAAACGCCGTTGAGTTTGTTGATGGTGGTAGTAGTGGAATTTCAAATGTGGTTGAGGATACTTCCCCTCAGCTTGGCGGCGACCTTGACACTAATAGACAGAATATTCTATTTGGTAAGACTGGAAATACTGATCACGACAGCAACGGAGACATAGTGAAGTTCGGAGGAACTACCAGCATGACGCAGGGAGACCTTTACTATTATACCTCTTCTGGGACTTGGGCGCCAGCCAATGCAACAGCAGCATCAACTTCAGGGGCATGTCTTTTAGCTATAGCTTTAGGGTCGGCTTCAGACACCAATGGCATGTTGTTGCGGGGCATATACACTATGGACTCTAATGCCATTGATGGAACAGAGGCAACTGGAGATGAACTATATGTTGGAGAAACTGACGGCCATATAACAAGCACACCTCCTTCTAGTACGAACGATGTCGTTCGCGTTATCGGTTATTGTCTCGACGGCACCAACGGACAGATTTGGTTTAATCCTTCTAACGACTTTATCGTTCTTGCATAAACATGCCAGACATAGCATCACATAACGGAATAGCCGTGGCAGATATAGCATCAATAAACGGACAAGACGTCCCAAGCGGAGGGGGCGGAGTATCAGAGCCAACATCAGGGTTTTTAACTTTGGGTGGATCAATTCCAGGCAATAGCGTTCTTCGTTTTGGCGCAAACAATAACGATACCTTTGAGTCTGTTACGTTTCACTCTAGCGTTTCAAGCGTACCAGCCACAAGCGCTATTACAAAAGTGTCTTCAGGTAGATACATGGTAGGGATGTTAGACAGCTCTGGTAATCTATACATGTCAGCCGTAGGAAATCAAGAAACAGGGTCTGCAAGTATTTACGGGGGTCACTACAGGCAGTTTAGCATAGAGCTAACCAGTGTTGCTGATTTTTCTTTCGGAAAAGATCACGGCCTTGCAGTGAAGACGGATGGAACGCTTTGGGGGATTGGTGGTAATGGCGACGGTGAATTAGGAAGGGGTAATACAAGTTCTCAGTATTCTACCTTTGCAGAAGTCGGCGGCGGTGCAACAAACTGGTCCAAAGTTTCTTGCGGAGAAGACTTTAGCCTAGCCTTGAAAACTACAGGTGCTTTGTATAGCGCAGGTAAAAACCAAGACGGAAGAACGGGGCAAGGGACAACCAGCGGTGACACCACTTCCTGGACGCAAATAGGAAGCGATACAAATTGGACTCAAATTTCCACTGGTGAAAAACATTCTGCTGGTATATTATCTGGAAAGCTGATTACTTGGGGCGACGGTAGCAGTCGAAGATTAGGAAATAACAGCTACAGCGACGAAACGTCTCCGTATACCGCTAATAGCGATACAGATTGGCAAAGTGTGCATTGTGGTACTGCCTATACCAAGGCTATAAAAACTACTGATGGTCATCACTACCATGCTGGAAGTGGTGGTGCCTTTGGCAGCGGGACTCGTGGCGACGGCTCTACAAGCAGCACTACCACTTTTACAAGAATAGGGTCAGACACAGGTTGGACAGAGTTTCTTGAATTTAAATATTCTTCTTTTTCTAATTACGCCGCTGGCAAAAAAAGCGGGAGCTGGTATGTTTGTGGTAGTTATCAACTTGCCCCATATATCAAAACTGGGGGAACAGCTACGGAAAGCAACACTACTACGTTTGTGCAGTTAGCCTCCCCTAGTCCGTCTTTCTTTTCGTTAGCTCAATACAGTGGGGCTCAACCTGAAGCACTTTATATCGTTTAATATGGCAGAATACACAGTTGTAATTACAAGCGAGGATGATCTGAGTCAGTCTTGGACAGATTCTAGAGCCCCCAACTTTTCGTGGAGGTTTAACGAGGAAGAGTTAGATGAGTGCATTCAGGTTGGAGAAGGCCAGTGGCAGGCCACCTATGAAAGCATGGAGGTGTCCTCTCCGAAAACATACACCTACCTAGATATGGTGAATGGGGGAGAGGTTACTTACACGCTTGCAGCTGGCGAATACGGAATCAAACCGTAATTTTTTATTTTTGTTACCTTTGCTAAATGTCTAACACTAGAGTCAAAAATCTTCTTAAAAGTTACAAATTTGTCCAATAGATCAAAATTTTAAAATCATGCCACAAGGAGAAGGTACATACGGAAGTCAAAAAGGAAGACCCCCTAAAAAAGGAATGAAGGGTGTAAGAGTTATGAAAAAGGGTGGAAAAGCTCCAAAGCTTACTATTTTAAATAAATCCGTCATGGTAGACCCCCCAAGGGGATTTCACTGGATGGAAGAACAGGGCAGATATTACCTTATGAAAGGTGACTATAAGCCTCATCCAGGTGCAGTAAAACAGGCTAAGTTCAAGCAGGCCAATCACCCAAAAGGATAATGGCAAAGACTCTCGCACAGCAGGCAGCGATAGCTATTTCTAAAAAGGAAAGAGGAGAAGCACCCAAAGCTAAAAAAGGGATGAAGTTTAACCCTAAGTATACAAGGGGCAGTTCAAATGTGGGGAAGAGAAAGAGGTTAATGCAGCAGATCTCTGACATCTATAAAAAGTACAGAGGCACTAAAGCTAAGAGAAAGAAGAAAGGATTCCCACCTGCTGTAGAGGCTAGACTAAAAAAACTTATGGCACAAAGAGATAAGATATGATTGTACTTAAAAAAGGCGGTAAGTCAAAGAAAAAAAAAGGCAAGAGCTTTGCGAACTTAAGTGCAGCTCAAAAGCAAGTGTACAGAAGAGGCCTTGCTGCATACATGAGTTCGGGCAATCGACCCAAGGTATCTCAGCACGCATGGGCGATGGCTCGTGTGAATAGCGCTTTTGGGAAGCGTGAGGCAGCTAAAATACGAGCTGGTAAAGGCAAGAAAAAGAAGAAGTAAATAATAAGTATATTTGTGCAAATAACTATCGATTATGGCAACAACAACTGCAACACTCACATTATCTAGCGCGGACCTTACTGGTGACGCGCTTGCGTTGTCCACTACGGCAACACTCACCAAGGCTGGTACAGTAACTGGATTAGATCAGTTTACTGGAGTAGCTAGACAAACCTTTACTCAAAACACTATGCTAACATTGATTGACAAAAGTCTCTACGATGCCGATGGTGCTCACAAGGTTTACATTAAAAATACTAGCACTACAGCTACAGAGAATATTATCGTGACTATTGAAGCGCAATCTCTTGGAAGACTTTATGCTGGTGACTGGGTGCTGTTGCCTTTCAACGGTGAGCAAGACATTAAGATTACTCCAAGCGTAAATACTGCAATGACTATTGAGTATGCAGTTATCTATCAGCAAGTTTAATGGCTACGCTTAGAGCAACATTAACATTAAGCAGTGCTTCCGTGTTGGCAAGCCCTGTAAGCGTGTCTGCAGATTTTTCTGGAGCTGCAGATTCTGGTATCCTTAGTCGAGCCAAAGTTGTAAAAACTTCCACGGATGCAAATGCTTTAGAAGTATATACAGCCAACGACAAAACCGAATCAGCATATCTCTTTATTAAGAATCTAGAAACAGAGAAAGAGAAATATGTGTACGTGTACAACGGCACCGATGCTGATGGTCTGGTAGCAAAAATTGGTGGCAATGAGTTTTGTTTTATTCCAGTTGCAGTGAATAAATCATACAGAGTATATGGCACCAAAGTTGATCAGATGGTTGAGTTCGGCGTGTTTGGATTGGATAGCTCGGCTGCAGGTCCGTTTAATCAGAACTAATAAATAAGACATGGCAGATAACACTTCAAATGGCGCAACATTCAATATGTTCTCAACAGGACAGTTTGGATCTTCACTTCTAAATGGAGACGGTGCCAGTGTTGATTTAGATGGTGGTTCCGCGACTCGATATGTAGGTGCGATTACTATGCTTGTTGACACGACATTTGAAAAGCTCGAAAACCTCGGGGATGAAATTGGATCAATTAGCACTGTAACTGCCCAAAACGATCACGACTCCACTACTGGTGGCTTTGGCGCCGCTGGCAATGCGACTAACGTAATCAATACCATGATATTCCCTAAAGGCGTTACCATTTATGGACGATGGGATTTGGTAGAGCTCAATAGCGGAACGTGCATTTGTTATTTCGCGCCACGCCAAAAAGGATAATGACGATTAATTAAATACAATGGAAGAAAATAAAAACTCTATTGCGGGATTCGAAGTATACGATTCCCCTGACGCACTTGCTGCGGCTATGACTGCAGAACCACAAACAGAAACAGTAACTGAAGAGGCTCCCCAAGAAGAGCCTCAAGTGGTTTCTGAACCTACTGAACCTACACCTGTAGAGCCACAGGCAGAATCTGTCCCAGCTCCCGAGGTGCAAGAGCCTGTCAGCGAACAGGTCCCACAGGTCAGTCAAGACGAATTCACTCAGCAGCCCTCTGCTGATACAGAAGAATATAGTGAGCAGGACATGGAGGAAGCGGTTATCTCATACTTAAGCGAGAAGCTTAATCGAGATATCACTTCTATCAATGATCTGAACACACAACAAAGCCCACTAGACGAAAGGGTAGAGGCTATAGCCAAGTTCGTTGCGGAGACAGGAAGAGCTCCTCAGGACTGGTTTACTTATCAGTCATTAAGCACATCTGAGATGGATGATGCGACTTTGGTAAAAGTAGACATGGCGCTACAGTATCCTAATCTTTCTGCTGATGAGGTGCAAACGCTCGTTCTGAACAAGTACAAGTTAGATCCAAACAAGTACTCAGAAGACGAAGTAAAAATTGGAGCCCTTCAGATGAAGGTCGATGCAGCAAATGCTAAAAAGCAAATCGAAGATCAGCGCATGAGATATGCCGCTCCCGAGGTGCAAGAGCAACCTGCGCAACAGGAAAGCTTCCTCAACGACGAGTGGATCTCAACTATGAGACAAGAAGTCAACGATTTGACTGGGTTAGAATTTGACTTAGGCAATGACAGGACTTTTACCTTCGGATTGGATGACCGATACAAACAGGACCTTGCAAATAAGAACGCTCGTCTTGACGAGTATTTTGATGCATATGTCCAAAATGATGGAAACTGGGACTTTGATAAGCTCAATTCGCATCGCGCCATTCTAGACAATATTGATGCTATCGTAGCGTCTACCTACAGGCAAGGCCTTAGTGATGGTCAAAGGGGTGTAGTGCAAAATGCGGCTAATGTCTCTACTCAGGTTCCTCAACAGAGTTCCGAGCCTGCTAATCCTCTCGGTGATCAGCTCAAAAATATTTTACAAAGGAACTCTAATAAACTTACTATCAAAATCTAAAAATTAGAGAATTATGGCAACTATTACTGCCGCGAGTACAGGCTCAGGTTCAACTTTTGCAGATGCGAAATCGGACTTAAGACTGACTCCCGAAAAATACACTACTCTCAATGAGCTCTTGGATCACAACAAGCCAGAGGTCATGGAGGAGCTCGTCCAAACTTTTGGCGAGCAAGGCATCACTGGCTTCTTGAAGCTTACTGGTGCAGTTAACTCTGGCGGCTCTGCCGACCAGGTTGAATACTTTGAAGAAGGTCGTCGTCACAGAACTATTTCTGTTACGGAGACTAAGTCAAAAGTTGGTGATCAGACCACAATCGTTTTCTCTGCGGATACTACTAATGGTATTCCCTTTGGCGCAAACGATGTTTTGATGGATTCATCTGACGGTACTCGTTATATCGTAAAGTCAGTCACAACGTCAACTGTTCCTACGGGAACAGGTACTGAAGCTGTCCTTGGTACTCTGGATGGACAGGACGCGATTGCTAATGCAACATCAACTCGCGACTTTATTGTTTTGGGTAATATGTATGGACAAGGCACTTCTCAGCCTGCCCACTTCACTGATGTTGACGTAAAGAGACGTAAGAATCCTTACATGATCGTGAAGGATCGTTTCCAGGTAAACGGTTCACAAGCAACAAACATCGGCTACATCAACGTAGGCGGTGACTACCGTTGGTTCATGTACGGTGAGCAAGAGGCTCGTAAGCGCTTCGAAGACCGTCGTGAGATGATGTTGTTGTTTGCTCAGACAGGTTCAGCAGAAGATCTTGACGCAGCGGTTGGAACACACGTTACTACCCCAGCGTTTAACGCTATGCAAGATCAGGGGCGAGGTTCAGAGGGCTACATCTCTGCGATTGAGGATCGAGGTATCAACATCTCAAACGCAAACGCTAATCCTTTGGATTCATTTGCTGAGTTTGATGATATCATCTTGGAACTCGACAAGAACGGTGCGCCTGCTGAGTACGCTATGTACTTGAACAGAAAGCAAGACCTCGCCATTGACGACATGCTCGCTTCTGGTGTTTCTACTGGCGTAACTGCTGGTTTGGCTGGACAGTTCGGTGCGTTTAACAACGACGCAGACATGGCCGTTAAATTGGGCTTTAAGTCGTTTACTCGTGGTGGTTACACTTTCCACAAGCACGACTTCAAGTTGTTGAATGATCCTACACTGTTGGGTGCTACTAACTTCTTGCAGGGTTGCATGGTTCCTATGAGCCAAGTAGTTGATCCACGTACAGGCTTTAAGGCTCCTGCTTTGGCTATGTACTACAAAGAAGCAAATGGCTACTCTCGTGAGATGGAGCACTGGGTAACTGGTGGTGGCGTCTTGGGACACACAAACAATGGAGACGGAGGTAAGGACGTAGCTACGTTTCACTACCGCTCTGAGATTTGCTTGATTACTCGCGCTGCTAACCAGCACGTTATCATCAAGGGTTAATTTTTTAACAGATAAATACTTAGAAAATATGAGTGCTGAAAAATATTTGTACTTTAGAAAGGCAACAACTGCCGCTACAGATGACGACGAGGTAACTGGATCAACTGTTTACCCTCTTAGTTCGTTTAGAGGAATGTGTTCTGGAACATCTAATCAAAAAGGAACTGTCACTGATGACGCTGATGCTTTTTCAATTTTCCTAACTCCTAAAGCCTCTACTGGCTCAGGGGGAGATGCGGATGATGTTCAAGGCGATAATGTTGATGTTGTTGTTGTGGCTATTACTACTGACAATAATCAAAAAGTTGTCATGGAGGCCCTTCTTGATGAGTTCCGTTTTGGAAAGCAAACAATGATTACTATTTTTGATGGCGGAGCTGGTGGATCTAGCTCGGCTTTGCATGAAGACATCGAGAACATTACTGTTCTTCACGTTGAAAACGCAGACTAATAGTATTAGCGGAAATGAGAAAGGGGGCCTAAGCCCCCTTTTTCTTTTCTTTATATTTGCGGTATGAGAGCTAAAAAGCGAGATCCAAAGGTTGGAACAGGCAAGAAACCCAAGGGTTCTGGCAGAAGGCTTTATACAGATGAGAATCCTAAAGACACAGTTAGGATTAAGTTTGCTACTCCTGCTGACGCAAGAGCTACTGTTGCTAAAGTAAAAAAAATCAATAAGCCTTTTGCAAGAAAGATTCAGATCTTAACTGTTGGCGAACAGAGGGCTAAGGTTATGAAGAAGAATGAGGTGGCCGCTATATTTAGAAGAGGCAAGGAGGCTTTGCGTAAAGATAGACGATCATGAGTACTGATAAAATTAGTATATTTGTGTGCAGTTGAATTTACTTGATGAAATTTTTTCTCTTTAATATATCTGATGTTTCGTCAGCGAGTACGAGAAACTCTGACGATGGGCTTGGTATCAGCACAATATCTATACCAGCTAACAAGCTATGCAACATCACTGCGTCTGAAGGCTTCATCAATCTCACATTCGATGATGCTGGGATCTACGAGGAGTCCTTTATGAACCCAGGCGAGGCCATTGAAAAGGTAAATATTACCGTGGCTGCTGTAAAGTCTCGTGAAACGCAGCTCATAGAAGACATACTCAACTTCATATCTCTAAACAACAACGTCTTTGTCATGAAGTTTGATGCCGTAAACAAGGTGTCAAACTTTAGGTTCTCGGATGTTACAAGCCCGCTCAACTTGTCCGTAAAGGTTTCTAGCATGCCTGTAAACATGGAGACAGGTAGGCTGTCTGTTGGTTCGGATGCAGAAGAATATCAAGACACTATAGCTGGGATTAACTTTAGAGGAAATCTACCTGCACTTGACTTCAATCACGAAGGGCTAACAATCTACTCTGCTGGGGACGAAATAACTTCTTGGGTTAACGCTGGCACAGCGGGATCAACTCACAATATATCCTCCAATAGCGGAGACCCTAGCTGCTCAGAAGACGCTGCGTTTAGCAATCTGTCAAAGAAATCTGCAAACCTAACTGGAAATGATGAACACTTTATTGTTCCTGGTTTTACTGCGGTTGACGACTACACGCTCTACATAGTTCTTGGAACAACTATTCCGCCTATGTGTGTTTATGGAGATGCGGCTGGGCAGACAGTTGGTTTTGGAGCCCGATATCCTTCTGGTACAGATTTTACTGTAACTAATGTGATTGACAGAAGGTATGCATTCTCTGTGCGTCACAATGGTATCGAGGGGGCCGTAGCTACTACTCAAACAGATAATACTGATAACGGGACTGTGTCTTATAAATGGCCAGATTCTCAGATACAGAATTACGTTGTGGCTGAATCAGAGCCAGAGGTATTTATCGTTAGGAGAGATAAGAACTTCAATATGTTTCTCCATAATAAAAATGGAGACATCATAGGATTTATCCCATCAAAAACCAAAAAAGAACTCCCCTACCTGACAGCAAATTCTGCATTTAGAACAGATGGAAGCCTGTTAATCGAAAGACTGGGTACCGTAAAGGATTTGACCTCACTCCCTGGAGGCATTGGGTTTAGAGGATACATTGGCCGCTTTGGGGTAATACCTCAAGACATCGGCGTCTCTAAGGCCCGCCTGCTTGCGCAGGACTTGTTTAAATTTTACAAACCTTAATTCATTTTAATATGACTACTAAAACAAAAAGGTCACCTGGGCGACCCAAGTCCCAGCCAGTTGCTGCACCAGTTGCGGTTGCAGAGCCACCAAAAAAGGCGACACCTAAGAAACAAAAGCCTATTCGCAAAAAGCAAAACGCAAGTATTGCTACTGAATACGAAATTAAAAAAGGTGGAGGCATTGTCTTTATGTTGCCCCAAAAAGGCGTCACTATTTACGATGAGGAAAAAGACACTGTTCGTGAAATTAGATACTGCCCTAACGAGCCATCTATCTTTGTTGACGAGCAATCAGAAAATGCAGTTCGTAAATCTGTTTCGTTTAGTGAGGGTAGACTTTTTGTGCCAAGAGAACAGCCAAATCTTAAAAAGTTTTTAGATCTCCACCCTGCAAACAAAGCAAACGGAGGCACCGTCTTTAATGTCGTTGATAAAACACAGGACGCCGCAAAGGAGCTAGAGAAGGAGTTTGCTGTTTCTGACGCTGTGTCAATCGTAAGAGATAGAGACATCAACGATCTATTAGCTATTGCTTTGTATTATGGTATCAATATCAACTCTAATACGTCAGAGATCCGATACAATCTACTAAGGATTGCTAAGTCTAAACCCATTGAATTCATGCAGTCCCTGGATTCACCAGAAGTTACTTGCAGGTCTTCTATCAAGCAGGCGGCAGAGTATCAAATCATCTCTCTCAAGCCGAGCGGTGTATACTGGTTTGATTCAAACGGACTTATCGTTTCTGTGCCTGCGGGTATGGATGCGGTAGACGTTATGGTCAGATTCTGCCTCACGGAGAAGGGCGCTTCTACCCTATCGATTATCGAAGAGAAGCTTGAAAGACTGTCATAGATTATTGCGTATTTTTGCTTTATGCTAGGACTAAATCAAACTTCATCGTCTTCTGGGGCACTTGCAGAAGTGTTCCCTTTGGTTGAATACACTAGTGATTTTTCTGCTGGTGTAGATTCATTCAGTAAAGAGTTTGACCCTAGCGGAGTCGCTACTTTGGCTGGGAATACAGACGCCCATGGAAAAACTGATGTGTTAAGTATTACCTGGAGGGGAAATGAAGATGATGGTCTTTTTTATGTGACTAGATCTTTTTCAGACCTCTCTGCACAACAGCAACTTAACTCATACATGACATTTCGAGCTGATATATACTATGAATTCGCAGCTTCTGGTCCCGTGCAGACATATGTTCAGGCTGGTAATGCAATAAGCAGTACAGTATCTTTAATTACTAAAGACGGAAATTCGTTTCAAAATGTAAATGTTGGCGAATGGACAACAGTTCAGGGTCAGTTGCATATGAACACTGCTACATCACTTGACAATCTTTTAAGAATTGGATTTGTAGACAGTGCTGACGCACCTGTAAGTGGAGACAAGATGTACATACACAACGTGGTATTTATTTTTGAAGACAGAAGTTAATAGTATTTTTTCATTATTCATATTGAAAGAGCCGCCTGAAAGGGCGGCTTTTTTATTTCTTATATTTGGGGTATGGTAAATATTGTTGATGTATATAACGCTGTCAGGGACCTCTGCAATAAAGATCAACGAGGATTCGTCACACCAGAAGTATTTAGCACTTTTGCTGGCATAGCACAGCAGAACGTCTTTAACGAGATGTTCCAAGAATTAATTACGGCAAACAAAGCTAGAAAGGGCGGGATTGATCCAGCTCGTGATAAGTCTTTGTACAAGATGGTAGAGGAGGATCTAGCCTATTTCATTACGACTAGGGATTTGAGTGACGCAACCCCAGAGCCAGAAGATTACGATGATGAGGAAGAAGGACCTTATGTAGACCCTGCCGATGAGGGGGCTAGTACCTTTAAAAAGCCCAAAGACTTAGCAAGGATCATTAGTATTAAATCTCAACAAACAGATACTAATCTTGATTTGATCTACAATTCTGAGACAGCGGAAAGGGTTCTGAGAAGCAACTTGTCTGCTCCGACTGTAGAGTTCCCTGTAGCAATCATCTCAAATGTCATAGAGGTGTTCCCATTTGAATTGAACAGCGTTTTTCTTAAATACTACAGGCAGCCTAAATCAATCAACCTTATCACTGGTGCTATAGACTTCAACTCTACACCAGTATATGTGGAGATGGAGGCAGGTGCGAATATTACTGTTCCAGATGTGATAAACTCTAGGCACTTTGAGTTACCTGATCATTACAAGAACGAATTAATTGTTGAAATAGCTAAGATGATTGGTATCAGATTGAGAGATAGCTACCTATCTAGCTTTGCTATTGCAGAAGAAAAAGCTGAATAATGGCATTTGAAGATGTATCAACCAAGGGGATGAACTATACCACCCTGCGTCAAGTAATTGATGACTACCTCATCACTATGGATGGTGATGATTATGCGAGTAACGCATCTGATGCGGCAATAAGAAATATTGCTCTTCGTGGTTTGCGTGAGTTTGGTTTTGATGTTACTGCAAGAGTAAAGTCCATCAAAAGAACTGTCGAATCAAACAACACTGTAACTCTTCCTGACGATTACGTCGATCTTGTAAAGCTTGGCGTTGTTGATGGAGAGGGTATTTTGAGAGTCTTTAATCAAAACAAAAATGTAAATTACTCTAGAAGGATTCTACAAGACACCAGCGCTGATCCAAACGAGCCACAATCTGTTATTGCAGATACTGTCTTGACGACAGATAGCGATGCGGGTCCTCTTGATCTTGCCAACAACTTAATTCTAAATAGAGAGGATGACAAGGGCGCCACAAGTTCTTCTACTCCAGACAGCGGCGATCTTGACTTTTACGTATTTGAAAACTATCTCTTCCAGGGAGGCCTTGGCAGGTTGTATGGCGCTGGGGGAGGTTACGCTCCAGGCGAGTATAGAATCAACCTTGATCAAAACAGAATTGAGATTGCTACAGATTCAGAAACTGGAGATGTGGTTTTAGAATATATCTCTGACGAAGCGAGATCTACAAATCCAGTTGTGCATGTCTACGCGGAGGAGGCTTTACGTTGCTATATCTACTACAAACTTTGTGAGCGCAAGTCTACTATACCTTCTAACGAAAAGCTAAGAGCGAGGGCAGAGTATTACAATGAAAGAAGAAAAGCTAAAGCTAGGCTTTCAAGCTTCACGAAAGAGGAGGCACTCAAGACTATTCGTAAGAACTTCAGACTAGCACCTAAGTATTAATGATTGATAAGGTAATACCACAGAGATTAAACTCTGATGTAGACTCTAGGTTTCGGCCATCAACAGATATGATTGATGCGCTTAACATCGTATTCAATGAGAGTTACAAGGGGAATGCAGCAGCGGCTGGGAACACTGCATCTAACGATTTCTCTGGTGACTCTGGTGTTATAAAGCCTACGCCTTCGAACAGAAGCATAGAGGACATTTTTCTTTTTCAAAATGTAAGTATGCCCACGCCTGCAAACAGCAGTTTTGTAAGGGTGATAGGCTCTGTTTCTGATGAGCTTTTTAATATCATATACTTCTTCGCTTGGTCCAGCAACTCAAGTGAGATGGGTATCTACGCATGGGATGGAGATGGTATTTTACCTGGCACTCCTGCGCCAGGATCTTACGTAAGGGTTTACACGTCACCAAAGTTTAACTTCCCGAGTGATGGATTTGTAAAAGCTGATGTCGTTCACATTGGTCAACGTGAAGACATAAATATTACCTCAAGTAGAATAAGAAATACTATAGTCTACTTTACGGACAATAGGAATGAGCCCAAGAAGATAAACGTCTATGACGTTATGGAGGCCAACCTAAACTCTTACAACGACCTTGACATACTGGACATGATCACAGCGTGTCCTAAAACTCCATTGACGCCAATAGAGTTTGAATTCAACTTTGACCCAGATAGAGACGCATCAAACTTTCAAAGTATCCCAGGCTTACAGTTTGCCTATCAATATGTATACAAAGGTGATGTAGAAAGTGCTCTTTCCACTTACTCAAAGTTAGCTGTACCCACAGCTTACCTTGCTGTTGGTGTTGTCTCAGGAACAACGATCTTAGAAAATCGTTGTGTGCTTACCATACCGAGAGGCACAAGAGAAGTTCAATCTATTAACTTGCTCACCAGGTATGGCAATCGTGGATTATGGAGATTGGTTGATGAGATTGTTGTTCAGAATCAAGAGTCACCGTTTTACGATGCCCTTGGCGACATAACTTACAACTACTATAACGATAGAATCCTTATCCCTATTCCAGATGAGAGGGCTAATATGCCATTTAGCAACCTTCCTAGGGTTGCTCAGGCTCAAAGCGTTATTTCTGACAGGCTTCTTTATGGTAATTATGTAGAGGGATATCCCGACGTTCCTGTATCTGGCACAGCGGCCCCCGTATACAATGACACGCCGTCTTCACAAGGTTTGTCTTTAAATATTGAGGTTACTCCAATTATGAATCAGCTTTTGGCTAGGCCTACCTCTGGCACTGCTGATGAACAAAACATATACAATAAGCTTGGGACAAATAGAGTCGCTGGATACAAGATACATCTTAGCAGCGTACCAACGGACTTCCTTCAGTCACAGTCTATAGTATCTATTAGCTTCACCGTCTCCCCAGATGCAAACTTTCATTTTTACAATCAGCACAGATCGTATCACGGAAGCAACGAATCTGGTCTTTTTGGGGGATTGTATCACAGTTCTGAGACTTTGGACAACATAAACAATCCTGCACCCTATGAGGGCTTAAATACAGATCTGTATCAAAATGGAAGAAAATACTTTGGGATCAATGCAGGTGTCAAGTTTCTTGATGGAAATGATAATCAATCATACAATAAGTGGAGCTATCAGGGGTGGTCGGTATCTGATGACGGAACGGGTCTTGAGGGGCAAGTTGGGGGTGTTATAGATGTCGCGTATGGTACATCTGCAGCCAATCCATTTATTATAGAGGCAAAGCCTTTAACATTTTCTGTTACAATACAAACCAACTACGATACCACTAACCCCCGAGAAAATATAAGGGATGCCATATATCACTTTCTTACGGGGGAGGTAGCGATGCCCAATAATGGCACTGAAGATTTTGCAAGTGAGGTTACATCGACTCAGAACACCTCTTCCTACAGCATTGATTTAGATATTTCAAATGGCCAAAAAATACTTGCTCAATCTGGTACTGATTATAGAAAACAATTAATAGTTGGCCTTATACCAGTCGCCGAAAACGGAGCGCCTTCACAGGCTGGCGAACCCGTGGGTTATTTTATTGTCGATAAAGCGGATGTTACGTTTGGTCTAAAGGCATTTAGGTATATGGAAGCGTATCATGATACTCTACCCCAAGATGCTAATTGTTACATTGGTTTAGACTTACGTGATCTTTCTAATGTAAGTACTATGACTTGCGTCCCGTATGTTCCCGCCAATAACCATTTTGCAGCTAGAGTTTCCGCTGACGTTGTAAATATTGAAAATGGCAATCTATTCATTGGGGCTATGCCTCTTAACTTGATTAACGGTAACATCGAGTATTGGACGGTCTTTGGTGAAAACTTTATGCAAAATCAAGACCCGTCGCTTTTAAATGTGTTTATTCCAGAAGGCGAGTCTTACAATCCAACATTTCAAGACAATTTTGGGGATGTAGACTTTAACGACCCTAGAAATATGTATTTCTTTGGTGAGAGTGAGTACGAAAGTGTTGTTAACGAACAGCAGACTAACACTCTTTTCTACCCATCGAACGTGAGTCACAGTGATTTTGGGCTATCAATCTGTCCAGCGGGATACAAAGAAGGACGAGGGAATTTTTGCCTAGGGTTTTTAGTTGACGCTTCTGGCAGCACTGGCGCACCATTAAATCTCATAAACACGAGTGATGATATATATGATTATTACAGTGTTAGCGAAGGGTTAGATTCAGATTTAGCAAGAGCTAACTCTGTCTTTTCTTTAGTCGATGGGGAGGGTGGCCCTGGCTATAGAGTAAACAAAACTGGAATTGGAGAGAAGGTTTCTTGGGGAAGTATATGTCCATACGTATTGTTTTTAGGCGACATCCATGACAGATTAATTATCAACAGAGATGAATTAGGATACCCTGGCTCATTTCTTCTTGAAACAAACCTTAACCCCGCTTCAGGCGGGGGAACTGGAATTCCAGCGGAAAACATTTTAGACCTGGGTCAGCCCGATCCGCTAATAAATGGGTGGGTATCGACAGGTGGACTTTTTCAAACCTTTAGAAACGCAAATATTCCTTCTCCATTCTTTGCGTTGCCCTTTGATGCTCTATCACTTGTGGCTGGATCTGTTTCAACCTTATCATATGATTACGCGGTTCCAAACACGGTAAATACTTGGATAGAAACGCGAGCGGTTGATGCATTCTCAAACGGAATCACGGGTAGAAATTACCCCAGGTCGTTCAAGACAAACGCAAATCACGATTTTGGAATTGTTTATTACGATCAAAGAGGAAGGTCTGGAAATGTCAATTATCTAGGCAACACCTATGTTAGAGGATACAGCAACCAAGACAGACCTACTAATCAAAAGGGGAGGGTAGACGTGCAGATTAACATTGATAGCAATCCTCCAGATTGGGCTACGCATTACCAAATAGTGTATAGCCCAAATAGCACGGTGGGTGACTTTGTTCAATACACTACGGGCCCAGCATTTTTAGACAATATTGCTCAAACTGAAACCAATGATGATCTTCAGGATGAAGCATTGATTTATGTGTCCTTGGGTTACCTGCAAGGCGTTAACAATGTGTCATATGCTCATGCGTATGGAGCCGTCAACAAAGATGGCGGGAAAGATTTGTACTCATACCAAGAGGGCGACAAGCTTAGAATTTTATTCTATACGGACAATGATGGAGAGACAATTGTCTACCCAAATAATTATGTTTTTGACGTATTGGATGTTGTAACACTTCCAGAAAATTCTAATGAAAGCATACTTTTTACGGGCAATGTAGAAGACGGCGCGAACGTAGGTGCACTCATGCCGCCATCACAAACTGGGCAGTTTTTGGTTTTAAGAAACAATGTGAACACCACTGGGTTTTCGTATTCCGACGTGTTGGCCTCGTATCAAACTGGTGTTACTCAACAAACTAATGATGCTTACACTGGGGAGTCTGGTCAAAACTACTGGAACAACAGAACCGTAGTAGAAATATTCTCTCCCAAAAGAGCTCAAGATTTTGACCAAAGATTTTATTACGAAGTAGGCGAAAAATACAACGTCGCCTTGGATTCTAATGGCAACAAAGTTCATTCTCAATCAAGCATCTTATTGAGAGATGGAGACGTGTACTGGAGGAGAGTTCCTGTAAATTTTTCATCATACAACGAAACCAACAATGCCTTTACTCCAATCTTAAGCACTGACAATCAGAATCCTGGTAATCCAGCGTTTAAGAATTTGATTCTAGAGACTTTGGCATTTACAGATGTAATATCTGGTTGCGATAGTTTAGATTGGGGTAAACCAAAAGTTGTTGCGGCTCAAGATCAGGCCTTGTACAGAAGGTCATCAATCACGTATTCTGATAAAAACAACTACGCATCCAAGATAAACAGCTTCACTACGTTCAACGCTGGTTTGCTAAACTTCAAGGACTTACCTAACGAGTATGGTAATATTAATTACATCCTCAACGACTATGATAACGCCGTAGTAATTCAAGAGGACAAGGTTAGCTCTATCCCTGTAAATAGAAACATTATAGCTACGGCTGGAGGCGATCAATCCTTAGTGGCCTCTCAGGAGGTGTTGGGCACTCAGAAGTTCTATGCTGGCAATTACGGGGCTGACAACAACCCAGAGGGCGTCGTAAGGGCTGGCGAATCCATATACTTTGCGAATAAGAGTAGAAGAGAAGTATACAAGATGACCAGGTCAAAGGGCATACAGGTTATCTCTAAGGCCAACATGAGGGCGTATTTCAATAACATTTTCAATGAGGCATTAAAAGAGCAGCAGTCAAATGGAGGTAAAGTCAGAGTCGTTTCAGGGTATGATCCTCTGAGAGATGAGTACATCATCTCTATATACAACATGCAAGACTTTACTGATCAAGAGATAAACTATGACCCGTTTACAGGTGTGTTTGATGACGTAGAGATAATCGACCCCATAGATGATGATGATGATGGGTTTGATCCTGGTGATCCGCCAGGTCCAGAAGAACCATCAGAAGATGACGGCACCAGACCTATCGATGATGATGGAATCGATGATGATGGAAAGCCAGAAGAAGAGCAAGACCCAGAGGCCGATGTCAAAAGAATTGGCGAATCAATTGCTGAATCAGAAGAAGAAGCTGACCCTCGAACTAATTATTTGGGTCTGAATGCAAGTCAGGCTGGATTTAGCTCTATGGCAAGCTCCACACAAAACCGACGGGTTGTGCAAAATGGTTCTTCGCCTCGAGCGACTGATAATACACTCTTAATGACTTAGCTTTTAACCTGTAGTAGGATGAAACAAACTATCGCATTTCACAATACGTCAAACTACTGGAAGACCAGGTACTCATACACATCTTCGTGCATGATGCATCTTAATAAACTGTTCTTTACTTCGCCATTCAATAAAGTCCCTAATGACGTTAAAACAAGCTTTCTGTATAGACATAATGATAGCTCATCAGGATTCAATAGGTTCTATAATGACGATGATCAATCGCTACCTAGCGCTCTGGCTGTAAGTTTCAATGGGTTTAAAGGAAAGTCTGCTCGATCGGGAGCTTTAAATACTTCTTCGTCTAACAAAATCTTTAAATCCTTTTCTATATCAGGGCTGAACGACGCCTCTACCAATACAGATTTAGAGATAGGTGCTAGTTCATTCATAGTGAACAACAATTCCAACCCATCCTCTGGCGGGGAAGGCTTCCATGTTTTGTCCCCACTTAAGCGTAAGGGTAACTCTGTATATGGTGAGATCGGGAAAGAGCTTGAAATGTCTGGCACTAATATCAAGGCAATAGGCAGGATAAAAGACGTGTATAAGTGGTATCAGTTTAACGAAGATGAAGGGGTTAATGTGTGGTACCATCTGACTGGAGATGACGAGATTACTGAGGTAGAGATAGCGGGCCTTCACGTAGATGAGGATGGTCTTGATGTGGCGCCCAACCTTGGCGCACTCGAACATCTTTATGCTTTTGAGATTGAGTCCTTTATGTCAAACAATCCTCTGCCCTCAGCAAGCACAGGGGATTCTTTTGCTGAATACGTAAAGTTTTTTAGCGGAAGGGTGAATCCTGAGTTTAGCGGTATGGAATCTGTACCGTACAGAAAGGTTTCAACATCGCCACCATATACCCCTGTCATAGCTCGCTATCAAGTAAATTTTGATGATTCAATAAACTTTGAAGCAGGTGATAACTTTGGCAGGTATCTGTCTTATGGGGATCCGTTTTACAACGAAAACAACACCTTCAAGAAAAACAATGGGCAAGGCAATTTCCTGATGATGGTAGCCAGCGACAATGTGTTTGCCAATCACGTGAAATACGAAAGGACTCCAGGGTGTGCTTCTAATAACTCGCTAATATCCCCTCAATACACGTGGTTATCACCAGCGGGGCAAGACAGGCTTGTCAATCAGGGCAGAGAAATCTTGTTTGCAATGACGCCTGGCTTTATAAATGGTGCAGATCCTCACGGTTCCTATGCAGATGCTTTTGTAATTATCAACGGTGATGCAGCAGGAGATTTTGAAGTATCTTCTTTGCAAGTAGAGTACGAATTTACCGAGTACGATCACGGAGGAGTTGTAGGTACAGCAAGCAAAGCAAAGGGTAAAAAATAATTTAGTATTTTTGTTTCACATCATATTGTAGAATAATGGCATTAGGAACAGCAGCAATAATCGCTCAACTTTTAGGGGCTGGAGCTAATTACCTGATAGGTAGAGGGCAAGAAAGCGAGGGGGAGGAACTTGCACAGCAGGGTCGAGAAGATTTGCTTGCCACCGCAGGTCCTACCGCAGCTCTACTTGCTGGAGTAGACGAACAGAAGAGTCTTATCAAGGATGCGCAGGCAAGAGGACAAAGGCAGTTAGACACCTCTGTGGCTGGATTTTTAGATGCCCTTCAATCTGGAGCTCCTACTGCTTCTGCTTTGGTACCTTCTTTTGCTGGTAGTGTCGCTGACGCTAGCTCAGACCTTGGAGCTCGTACTGCTCAAGCCATGGCGGCAGCTAATCAGCCAGCGATTGATGCGGCTGAGAGCGCTATGGATGTGTCTAGGAGTCTGGCTGGGATGGACCTTCAGCAGGGTACAGAAGCTTTCAACCAAGGAAGACAAACACAATACAATGCATTCGGTCAGGCATTAGGTATCCCCATGGATCTTGCCACCTTGCAGACTGCTAATCCTGACGCTTTTTCAAATCTCTTTCCCAACCTAGCAGAGGGGGCTAAGATTGGCCAACAGGGAACGTACACAGGTGGCGGTATCAACATGAAGACTGTCAAGAGTTTGCTTGACGCTATGCCGCAAAAAGAAAAAAAAGAGGAAGAGGATAAGAAAAAAAATAAGAAGAGGGTAGGCGAAGCTACTGACACCGTAGACAAGGTGAACAACCTGGCTGCCAGGGGCGGGGTCATGAGACCTGGTGATACGCTTCGAACTAAGGGCCCAGAAGACCATGACAAGCAAGAGTACGATATTGTAGACGCTGAGACAGGGCAAACTGTAGCTAAGACTACGGGGCAAGAGGACCACACGGTAAACGAAGACGGCAGCATGACGGTGCTAAACAGCGATCAATCTGGGTCTATTCACGATGCATTCAAAGACGTCGATGTCCCTATGCTTCTAAAGTTCCTTGAAAAGTATCCTCAGAAATCTCAGGTAAGAGACTTGATGTCCGCTCTTAATGTGTTTACCTTACCACAATTTCAAGATTAATGTCTAACGGACCAACTCGTCCTGTATACACTGGGCAAGGCATCCCAATGAAGGGATTTGAGCAGCTTATTGAGGCTGCTTCAAACGCTGCTGCGGTCGATGCCCGCCGCGAACAACAACTACAGAATGCACGTCGATCTCAGGTAAACAAGGTCCAAAAAATTCTTGACGGGGTATACCAAAAGAGTGGGGCAGAACTGGCTCCTGGGCTAAGGCCCTTCTGGAACGAGTATGTAGCAAAGGTAGATCAGCAGATTGAAAGCATGACGCTGCAGGATGGCGTTCCAATTACAAGCGTGGCTCAAGGCCAGGCTCTTTTGTTTCAAGCTGAGTCGTTTTATGATCATCTGTACGGCTACAATCACTTCGATGGCAAGTATGCTGCTGAAGACGAAATACAGCTCATTGAGGGTTTGATTTCTGACCCAACAAAGCGAACTAAATTCTTGGAAAAAGCCCCAGTAGATAAAAACTACCAGCTAGGAGATCCTGTAAAGGCAAACAGCCAACTGGCTGCGATGCAGGATTACGCTGACATTGGATTCCTTGGCGCTTCTAGACAGGAAATTGAGGATGGTAGTTACTATAATGGGGGATATCAGAATTACGCTGAAATCGACTACACTGGACAGGTGCCACGACTAAAGCTTAGGCAACCCAATGGTGTTGCAGATAGTAAAAGTGCTTCTGGTTTCGCACAGGCTGGTTCATATTTAGATGGGCTGTCCATATACGGTGCCAATCACCAAGGCCTTTTTAATGTAGAGCGTTTTGCCGTAGACAGAGAAGCCAAGACTTTGTTTAACCTCGGTCAAGAATACTTGCAGCCGCTTGTTAAAGAAGATATGGTGGGCCTTGGATGGGACAGAGGAACCGCAGATCGCTTGGTTCCAGGCCTTGTAAACGACAGCACCTCCGACGGTCAGGAGGTTAGATACGCAATGTTGAGCATGGTCAGAAAAGACAATGCAAACATATTCTCTGATGCGGAAGCCAGAGCTTTTGTTTTCAACAATCCTTTGTTAGCGTTTGATACTGACACTCAAGGGAAAACAACAGCTACAGACGAGCAGATTGCAAGGTTAAGCGCGAGGTTTGATCGAATCAAGAGTAATGTAGATTACGTCAAAGAGCTCGTTAACGGAAGTAAATATGACAGGCTGATTAGAGAGGACGCTAGGGAGGAACGTCAAAGCGATCAATTTGCAGATATGCTGGCTGGCATGACCACCTTGAATCCTAACGACATCTTCTCAATTGAGTCGATACAGGAGATGATCAACAATGGTCAGCTTTTACAAGGGACAGATCCTTCAGGTTTTAACGCTGCAGATGCGTTCAATATTGGATACGCTAAACTTCTTGCAGAATCAAGCGCAGTTTTGGGCCAACAGATTCAGCCTGGTCAGTCTGTTAGTGATATTATCATATCGACTGCACCTTCATTTTCCTTGGCGGGTCAAGCGTTACAATCACAAGCTGGTGTAACCCGTTCATTCCTTGAGCAATTTGAGGTTGATGGAAATCATTTGCCACAAACTATTGGTAGGTTCAACGTAAACTCTAGCGGAAGCACTCAGCTTCAGTTCTCACCGCAGACAAACGTAGAGGGTAATATTGATACTGTATTCTTTACAGAAGACGACCAAGGCAATCTCAAGATAGGTGTTGCTCTTAATAAGAGTGGGGTAACTGGATTTGGGGTAGGTAGTCTTGGACTACCAATAACACCATTAGAGGGTCAAATCAGATTTGATCTTGACACTCCGTTGTTTGATGTGGCCACTTCTAGTGATGGCAGTCAATCACTTAGAGATCTTGGTAGAGTACAAGAGGGAAGCGCCTTGGCGGGGAGAACATACAAGACAGATACACCTGAGCTTGTATTCTATTTTGACCTTGTGGATGACAAGAGTAGATTAAATATTTTGGGCAGTAAACTTGATGGATTGTACGGTAAGAGCGGCATGAGCTATCCTGACGCTGTCAACCCAGAATTTGGATATACCTTAAACGCTATGTTTGACAAGATCAACAGATAATTATGGAAGAAGAAGAAATCCTACAATTTATAGATGATCAGCGCTCACAGGGTAGAAATGACCAGTTTATTGGGCGTAGCCTTCAGATGAAGGGGGTGTCTGGGTATGCTGAATACTTAAAAAAAAAAGACGATACTTCGACCTCAGCCTCCACTTCGGGAGAGGAAGGTACGGACTCAGCGCAAGCTACAGCTCCTCAACCAGCACAAGAAGCTGGTTCTTCGGATTTACCTGTAGTTCCGCAAAGAGACCCTAGTTTTAACCCCCTGACAGGGGAGGTAAAGCCTTGGGCGGATACCCCTGCCAACAGGGCAAGGCTTGAAATCGACCCCGTGCATTACGATGCATTTCAGAAGGCTGGGTTTACAAGGGCTGCGCAAGGCATCGCACCAGAGTTTGTAACTCCAGAGATAGAGGGGATATTCTCTGACTTTGCAAGTCAAGGAAATTGGTGGTGGAACGCTGTGGATGGGAACGTACAGAAGCTGTCTGAGCAACTCGCAAACAACGATCAGTACTTGAGCAGCAATGGCTTAGAGTACAAGAAGACCAATGTTGTTGATCCTACTGCTGGCGCCAGTATACCTATTATCGGGGACTCCTATGTGGTTAACCTGCCTGAAGAACAGGTATATCAGAATAAAGTGGAGGCCATAAACAAGCACCTCACTAAGCAGATACAGGATAACGTAGTCACATCTATGCTTGATGCAATGCCCAAGGATGTGAAGGGAAGTGATGTAGCTCTTAAGTATACGGAGCAGTACATGCTTGAGAACTATGGGTCTATGCTAGACCTTACAGGAGAGGGGCAGGTAGGTAACACCCCGTTTTTAAAGTTTGAGGGTTTTGGCGGTGGGTTTCGTGCGGCACCAAACTTTTCAGGATATCTCGTAGACAGATTTGATGCTGCGAGTATTGATCTTGTCAATGCTATCTACAACCTGTTTGGCGGTGAGGCAAAAGACATAACCGCCATGAGAAAAAAGGCTGAAGAAGTTCGGTCTAATACCTTGCAGTTTACAGAAAGCATGAGCGGAAGCTTTACTGATGGTCAGTTCGCTAATGGATTAATGCAGCTCAGTGGCTTTATCTCTGAATCTACTCCAACTATGGCTGTTCTCATTCCGTCTGCTGCTGTAACTACGGTAGCTACGGGTGGTGCTGCTGCCCCTTGGTGGGTAACTACAGGTCTGATCGGTCTAGAGGGCGCTACATTGAGCACAGCGGTAGAATCCGCAAGGACTCAAAACCACCCTATGTTCAAGCGGTACACGAAGGACGGGAACACTATAGGCTACGAAGAGATGATGATGGCTACTGGTGGTGACCCAGAGCTTATGGGCCAATACACCGAAAGCTTTGACAACACAGCACGTTGGGGTCATTTAAGCACAGTATTCGGGACTGACTTTGTCTCTGCTGGCGCATCCTCATTGTTTTTCTTGCGAGCGCTCAAAGGCGCTGGAGGATCTGCTAATGTTGGCAACAACATGAATTCTTGGTGGAACGCACACCTAAGCAACCTTGGCTACTCTATCCCCGTAAACAGCGTTACAGCTTCTACTGCTGCGATGGCTCAGTATGTAAGTATACTTGAACAGTCTGGTCAGGAGTATGACGCGCAAGATGTGTTTGAGTTAGGGCTCGACGTGGCGTTGGGGGTTACGCCAATCACAGTGGGCGTGACTGGAGCTGGCTCTAGTGTCAGTTACGTACAAACTAAAGCTCAGATCGCTAATGCCTTGGCAAGAGATGCTGTGGGTAGAAATGGTGGCAACATTAAGATCAACCAACAGCGCACTCGGTTCCTCGAAATGCTCCGAAACAGCACCGATAGGAACGAACAGATATACGCAGAGCGTCAGCTTGTAGCACTTGAAGAACAAAAGCTCAGTAGCATAGCTGCTGACGAACAGTTCTACTTGCGCATGAACCCAGAAGATTACGAGACCGTTCTTAATCTTCACAGAGATTACAACAGCAAGTTTCGTCAATTAAACGCGCTTGAAGATCCTAATGGCGATGCGGCTAAAGCCATTCGTCAGGATCTAGACGACATAAAAGAGAGAAGACAGAATATAGAAAGCCTTTACGAGGTAGATACAGCGGTAAAAGACCCCACTATGCCTAGCCCAGACCTGTACGAACCCACTGTCACGGGACCAGGTGGTGACCCACTTCCCCTTGGGTTTGAGCCAGGCCTTTCTAAGTGGTGGTACGTAGAGTTCTTAGACAAGTACGCCGATGTGAATATGTTACAGCGCTCTATCACGGAGTCCCTGGACATAGAAAATCAAGGCGCTAGGGTTGCCCTCAATCAGGACTTTGAGGTACTGCAGAAGCTTGCTGTATCAAAAGCTGCGCATCAGGTTGAGGAGATGATTAATCTCAGAAGCCAAGATGGCGGCTTGATCGACCAGCTTAGACAGCTTCAGAAAAGTACAGACGCTTCTCTCTATGACGCACTTCCCGAAGTTCACGATAAGAATATCATTGGCCTATATGACAGGTGGTCCATCGCCAAGTTTGCTCCAGAGAGAAACCAACAGGTCCTCAACGAGAACGTACAAGAGCTCAATGCCCTGAAGTCAGAGGTAAATGGGGATATGACCAAGTTGCCTGCTGGCAAACGACAGAGAGCGAAATTCCTGGAGGAGAAGATTGCAGCAAGGAAGGGTAGTGGTATGGCTGACTCTGATGCAGAGTCGTTCTTGGCGTCACTTCCAGACGATCTGAAGCAAGCATTTGAGAGCGTAAGAGAAGAGCACAGGGCGATTCAGCAAAACACCAGAGACGCAGCGCTTGAGTACGGCTTCATCGATCAGACTATGTACGATAAGATGCAGGCCACTGCCGAGAACTATGTTACCCTTACAGGTGACGGCATGAAGTCTAGCGATGGCAACATCGCCCTTATTGACAACTCAGTTGTAGATCAAATCTTCCCATCTAGGTCGAGTCAAGGGGGTGTCCCAGACCAGCTTCGCAAAGCGTCTGGACGTAGTGATGAGACGGGTAGCATCTTAGCCAAAACCATAGATCAAAACACACAGATACACGTCGCAGGTCAAAAGAACGTAGCCCTCCAAGGCCTCTACGAACTTCTCCGTTCTAATCCCAGCCCTGAGCACTACACTGTTTCTGATGACGGAAACTCTTTGGCTAGCAATACCGTAATGGTTTATCTCAACGGCCAAAAGAAGTACATCACATTTGCAAACGAATCATACGCCAAGCCATTCAAAACGACAGGACCAAGTGACAATCAGTTCTATGTAAAGGTTGTACAGCCTGCTCAACGTCTGTTTAGCTTGGTTCCAAAGATGTACACTCAATACTCTACTACATTTTTCGCTGGCAACGCGCCCCGTGATTATCAAGCATCGATTAATAATGCGCTAAGTGCTGCTGAAAAAGAGTTTGGATACGCGCTGTACAACGCTGATGGCAATCCGTTAAATATTAAACAGCTTGTTTCGGACTCTCATCTTGTCGGACGTGGTGAATACGCAAGGGCGTTTAAGGCTATCGCCGCAGACGAGTTTGGAACAGGCCCAGATTTACGAGGTCAAGAAAACGTATTGTACCAAGAGTTCAAGGCTCACGGAGGCAAGACTGGTTGGGCATATAGAACTCCTTTAGAGGACTTGTCAAAAGAGCTCGCCGCAGAAGTTGACGTTGCGGTAAAAGGTCAAAAGGCAACTAAGTGGCTTTATGACAATAGTTTAGGTCTTATAGAGTCCTTCAATAACACGTTTGAGAATGTGTTTAGATTTCAGGTTTACAAGGGGCTTCGCAATCAAGGTGTCAAGCCAGATTATGCTGCTGCTGTAGCGAAGGATGTGAGTATTGATTTTAACAGGTCTGGTAATACTACCCCGAAGATCAGTGCGATGAAGTTCTTCTTAAACGCAGGGCTTCAGGGTGCTGATATGACAGCGCAAACTACCATTGCCCTCAGACCAAAGACAACCCCTGAAGGAGAGACGAGAAACCCTATTCAACGATTGACGAATGCGCAAAAGCTTTTGATTGGGAGCGTTGGATTTAGCTACATGTTGACTCAGTTTAATCAGGCTACGACCGAAGTAGATACGGACGGTGTCACTTTCTATGATAAGATACCAGACAACGTAAAGAAGAGAAACCACATCATTATGATTCCTGGAGGCCCTACGGGAGAGAGGGTACTTATACCTAAGTCGTATGGTTTTGGTGCCTTCAACGACTTGGGTGTCATGGTTGCTGAGGTTCAGAGCGGGGAGAGAGACGTTACCGACGCTAGCCTTTATTTTGCCTCGTCTGCAGTTGAGAATATGTCACCAGTATACTTTAGAAGTGTGGGCGCAGAAGAAGATCCAACTAAGTCTGTAGACCCTGTTCAGCAACCTGGCTTGGTGATGGACGCCTTGACAAGTATTGACCCTATAGCCCCCGTCATTGACGTAGCACAGAATGTGGACGGCTTTGGGAATCCCGTATACAAAGAGGCCCGTTCAGGGGAGTCGAGGGTATCTAAGGCAACGGACTCACCTTCACTCCTGAAGGACGTAGCCACCGTTCTGAATGAGTCATGGGTCAGTGGCGGTAGCGATCAGATTAGCGGTGACTTGGACTTTAATCCTGACGCACTCAACTATCTCTTTCAGAACTACTTAGGTAGCTCGTATGTCATGTTTGGCGATGCTGCTGAAACCATACTTGAAGCATCAGCAGGCGAAGCTACCGTGGACACCTGGCCCATCCTAAAAAAGTTCTACCAACAAGACTTTGAGTACTCTTCTTACGGAAACTATTACGACGCGAAGTCTGTAGTGGGTTCTTACCTATCGGAATTTGGAAACATAGAAGACCTGTTGGAAAACAAGGGGAAGCCCCTTCCTGGTCGCGATGAAAAAATTGCAGACTATGCAGCAGTAGAAACTGAACCTGGCAGTGCAAGTAAGAGATATGGCCAAGCACTGGCGATGCACGAGCTTTTCTCAGATATCGACAGAGAAATTAGACAGTTTAAGGAAGCCAAGGATTTACTGCAGGAGCAGCAAGAGGAGCTTGGATACGATATGTTTAACCTTCAAGTTGCTGACAAGTGGGCAGACCTAGAAGAAAAGATCTACAGGATAGAGCGAGCAGAGATGCAGCTCATGGAAAAGGCCTTAAAAGAGTATTATAAGTATTACCCTAAAGTTGAAGAATAATGAGTAAGAAAAAGATAAAGGACACTAAGCTCGGCGCTTGGTTGTCAGAGAAAGCACCCCAAGTATTGGGTGTTGTTGGAGACTTGCTCCCAGATAGCGGGGGTTTAGGTGTTGTAAAGAACCTTATCGACAAAGATCCCGAGGTTGATTCTAAAGAAGCGCAGGCTGTCATTGACGCTGAGATTCGCTTTCAAGAGAATGTGACTGAGCGATGGAAGGCTGATATGGGCAGCGATGTGAAGTTGGCAAAGCTCATTCGTCCCGTTACTTTAATCTGCTTGATGGCCATGTTTATGATTACCATGATGATTGATAGCATGGACAACATCGCATTTAATGTAAAGGACTCCTATGTCTCTTTGCTTGAGCTGTTGATGCTAACTGCATTTGGTGCATACTTTGCTGGCAGAACAATAGAAAAAAAGGGGAAGAAATGAGGTTGTTGTTGTTTTTACTGTTTCCCCTGTGTGCCTTTGCTCAACCTAGTTGGGTAAACGTCACCATACTTAGCGATCTATACAGCGGAGAAACTACATGGGAGATATACAATGGCCCACAAGCTGTGGCTCAGTCCTCTATCCCCTACCAAAGCAACAATCTATCTAACGAGATGGTGTATCTACCATCTGGCGATTACGAGTTTGTGATCTATGACGCTTTCGGAGATGGCATTTGCTGTGAGTTTGGAGAGGGCTGGTTCGCCCTTAGCAACACATGCGGGGTTGACACGGCGGTGTTTGATTTCAACAGTGATCAGTTAACAATTCCCTTTGTCCTTGAGCCCTGTGAGCCGCTGATACCTGGCTGCATGGATGAGTCAGCAAACAACTACAACCCTTGGGCTAGCGTAGACAACGGAAGCTGCAATGTAAGTGAGTGTCCAGATGGTGAGGCGTTTGTATCTATGGAGCTTACGCTAGACAACTGGCCCAACGAGACTGGTTTTACACTTGTTG